GTTGGGAATGTTGGAAATATGGGCGTTGATGTACGCCATTCATCTGAATCGGGATACATAGTCGTTGCTGTGCTGTTGATGATTCTGATTTGCTTAATCATGCCGCTGATGGTGATGCTGTATTTCGACATCCTGACATTGCAGAAAAAAGCAGAACGCACAGAAGCAAGAATTGAAAAACTGTTAAAGAATTTAGAGGAGAAAGAAAAATGAGCGAGGAGAAAATACAAGCGATGGAAAGCAAAAGCCAGTTGATTGAAAAAATCACATTTGCTTTGTTGCCTTTATTGTTTTCCTGCGTTGTTTACCTTATGTCGGCACTTTCTAATCTATCCCATGAAGTCACCATCTTGAACAGCAAAATCAGCTTGGTCGTGACTTCAGACAACAAACAAGCCAGCAACACAGGTGCTGAGTTGGCAAGGGAAAAGCTACGTCAAGACCTTGAAAAAGAGATTCAGCGCAATCGAGACCAAATTGCCGAAAATCGAATGCACATTGCCATTCTTGAAGAGAAGGCAAGTGTCAGCAAGCCCATAAAAACTGTAACTGGAAAGGAATGACATGATTCCAATAGTCGCATCCCTCCTTGGTAGCCTTGCCCAAAACGGTCTGGGTCTACTGTCTTCCGCCATCCAAGCCAAGGGCAAAGAGGTGGTAGAGAGCACCTTTGGCGTGAAGATTCCTGATAACCCTACTCCCGAAGACATCTCCAAGTTGCGTCAGCTTCAGTTTGAGCATGAAGAGCGACTGCTTGAGCTTGGTATCGAAAAAGCCAAGATGGACTTGGCGGAGATGGAAGTGTTGGCAAAAGCCGCCCAAAACGACGCTGACAACATTACGGATCGTTGGGAAGCCGACATGAGCAGTGACTCTTGGCTGTCCAAAAATATACGCCCCATGAGCCTCATAGCCATCTTTTTGGGCTATTTCCTGTTCGCCATGATGTCAGCCTTTGGCTACAACGCCAATGAGTCCTATGTCACCCTGTTGGGTAATTGGGGGATGCTGATCATGGGCGCTTACTTTGGCGGTCGCACAGTCGAGAAGTTGGCAGAAATGAGGAAGAAATGAGCCTAAACACAGAACAAGCCGCATTCTTGTTGGATGCCTGCAAGCTGATCCAATACGCCACGGAGCAGGGTTTTGTGGTCACAGGTGGGGAGCTTGCTCGTACTCCTGAACAGCAGGCTATTTACGTCAAAACAGGGCGCTCCAAGACCCTTAACTCCATCCACCTGAAGAGGTGCGCCATCGACTTGAATTTCTTCAAGGATGGGCGGATAATATGGGACAAGAGCACCCTTGCGCCATTGGGTGCTTATTGGGAGTCCCTAAACCCCAAAAATCGCTGGGGAGGGAACTTCAAGTCGCTTGTCGATTGCCCCCATTTTGAGCGTAACGTCGGTTAAAAAGGAGACTCAGGATGGCAACCGCCTCGGTAATGACCTACGATTCGTTGGTGGAGAATATCCAAAGTTATTTGGAGCGCAATGACACCGCCACGCTCGACAAAATACCCCTATTCATCATGTTGGCAGAGCAAATCATTGCCAGCCAAATCAAGTTTCTTGGAAACCTTACCGTCAACACAAGCACTATGGTGCAGGGTCAGGCAACAATTGCCAAGCCTGCAAGGTGGCATAAGACGGTTTCCATGAACATCACGGACGCAAGCGGCAATCGACAGCCCGTCTTGTTGCGCAAGTACGAATACCTTCGTGAGTATTGGCCCAACCCCACCGATGAAGAATTGCCAAAGTTCTACTGCGACTATGACTACACCCATTGGCTTGTAGCGCCCACACCTGATGACGACTACAACTTTGAGGTGCTGTATTACGAGCGTGTCCAACCATTGGATTCGAGCAATCAAACCAATTGGTTCACTCAATACGCCCCACAGGCTCTTTTGTACGGCTCCTTGATGCAGGCAATGCCATTCCTGAAGAACGATGATCGCATGCCCATGTGGCAACAAAACTATGACCTGATCATGCAAACCTTGATGGCTGAGGACAAGTTGCGAGTGGCTGATCGTCAGGCAATTGCGGTGGACTCATGAGCTACATATCCCCATTCACAGGCGACGTAGTCCAACCAACGGACGTAAGCTACAGAGCCTTCAACCTCAACGCTGACACCACATTGGCGTGGCCCATCAACGGCAACGCCACTGGCAACTATGCCGCACGTATCATGCAGGTGACCCCAAATGCTGGCGGTCGCAAGCTGTACATGCCGCCTGCCAATCAGACGTCTGTGGGTACGGACGCCATGATTCGCAACATGAGCGCCTACTCGTTTGACGTGGTGGACAACAATGGGTCGACCATCATTACCATTGATTCTGGTAAGGCTTGGTACATCTACATCACGACCAACCCTGATGCCGCTGGGACTTGGGGCGTCATCGACTTTGGCGCAGGCACATCATCAGCGGATGCGGCTACTTTGGCTGGCCTTGGCCTTGTCGCCATCTCCACCACGCTGAATCAATCGCACCCATCATCGACCTTTGTCAACGGTTACACGTTTGTAGCCGCAGATCGTGCGCAGACCAAAATTTGGACAAGCGGCTCTGGAACTGTCAACCTTCCTGCGGTTGCAACGGTCGGCAACAATTGGTTCTTCTTGTTGAAGAACAATGGCACTGGCACTTTGACTCTAGATGCCAACCTTTCGGAGACCATTGATGGTGGGTTGACCAAGAGCTACGCCCCCGGCGAGTCCTCGTTCATCATCTGCACGGGGACTGAATATGTGACCGTTGGCTACGGCGTCAGTTCGCAATTCAGCTTCACTGCGCTTGTTAAGCCTGTTGCCGCTGGCACATACTCCCTCACATCCTCCGAAGCGTCCAACACTATTCAAGAGTATGTTGGCACTCTGACTGGCGATGTGACGGTGACTTACCCTCCTGTAGTAAACCTGTATGTGGTCTCTAACCAAACCACTGACAATGGGTATTCGTTGACACTCACAACGGGAATATCTGGAGCTTCAAATGCGATCATCCCTCCCGGTCAGCAAGCCACTCTGATCTGCGACGGCTCAAACTTCCTTAATGCCAACACCACCCAAGCTGGAGCCACTTCAATCAGCTTGATCAACGGGACGGTAGGTACGCCCTCCCTTAACTTTGGCACAGAAACGTCTACTGGCGTGTATCACCCCGCTGTTGGCGAGTTTGCTGTGTCCGTGCTTGGCGTAAAAAGGCTTGGCGTCACCGCATCAGGAGTTAGCGTGAATGGGTCAGGCACATTTTCAAGCGGCATTGCTGGAGGCGTATTCACATGACGTCAAAAAAAGTATTTGCCCTTGACACCCAGCCCGGCGTCCAACGGGACGGAACCGTCTTCGATAAGCAGTTTTACAACGACGGTAGATGGGTTCGATTCCAACGAGGTCGCCCTCGCAAGGTTGGAGGGTATAGGCAGATCATCAGCAACTTGGCTGGTATTTCCCGTGGCATCTACGTTAACCCCCAACAAGGCTTTAGCAACGTCTACAGCGGCTACTCCGACGGCTTGCAGGTGCTTCCGATTGACAACAATGGAACTGGATCTGGTCTTGTAGATTTCACATTGAGCTACTTCACGCCAAATGCAAATAACTTGTGGCAGTTTGATGGGTTCTATGACGTTAGTGGGGCTGGAGAGAGCTTGATATTGGCGCACCCGGGCCAAAACCTCACCCTAATCGACAACAGTGCCGACACCCCCGTCCTTGCTGGAGATGCCGCTGGTAGCACCATGACCCGTGTGGGCGTGTTCACCGACTCCGCAACCACCGTCAACCTGAGCGACACCATCACCTTGGCGGCGAGCAACCCATTGATTGGCGCTGGTCAAACCGTCACAGGCGCTGGCATCCCTGCAAACACCACTGTGGTGTCCGTATCTACAACCAGCGTGGTTATCTCAAACCCAGCAACTGCCAGCGCCACTGTCACGGTCACTTTTGACAATAACGTCTCCGTCTCTGGCGGCGTTGTCACTCTGCATCCATACGTATTTGTTTACGGCAACAACGGTTTGATCAAAAACTGCTCGGCAGGAAACCTCAATGATTGGGTCTCTGCGGACGCTAACGAGACAAACGTAGCCACTGGAAAGATTGTCCAAGGGCTCCCAGTAAGGGGTGGCTCAAACTCGCCTTCAGGGCTGTTTTGGAGCCTCGACAGCTTGGTGAGGGTGTCTTACATCGGTGGTGTTGGCACACCCCCTCAATTTTGGCGCTACGACATCATTACAAGCCAATCGCCAATCTTGCCAATTGTTGAATGCATCAGTCATTGGTATTGCCTCATTGGCAAACACATCAATCGCTCTAATGCCATTGCCCCACAACTTCCAATCAGTGTGAGGTGTAGGTATTTCAAGTTGCTGAGTTGCATATAGCTCGCACATTAGCGATGCCCAAGAATCAAACGTATGAAATCTTGGGTCATATACCAATGCAACATTAAGTGGATTAGCCATAGGGTCTCACGTCGCCAACATTTGCATTCAATAGCAATCTACCCAATTGGTAGTTGCCGCCCTGTACGTTGCTCACAAACTTCAATCTCAATTCACGCCTTTGCTCACGCATATCCACCTTGCTGGTGGTTGGGCCAAACACATAAGCCGCTGAGGTGCTGTCATCAGATTGCGCAAAAGGTCTACCAGTGACATAAAGCTCCATGTCACCAGACTGAATGAAGTCAGGCTCAACACGCTCTAGGTGCAACCACACGTTGTCTCCGACGCTCGATGTCTGTGAAGGCCCACCTGCCACAAGTCCAAGGTCGCTGGTCTCAAAATAACTTTCAATTGCATTGACCGTTGCGCCTTGAACGGCATCCGTGCCTATTTCGTGTTGCCACAAAGACACGTAGCTCATGACGTGGGTAAGCGTGATGGCAAAGCCAGATCCAGCAGGCAAAGAAGCTGTCAGCACGTCGCTGACGGTATATCCTGAGCCTCGTGAAGTGATTTCCACGGTCGTAACAATCCCGCCAGCAACCGTGATGGTGGCTACCGCACCCGTTCCCGATCCGCCAGTGAGGCTTGTAGCTGTATACGTTCCATTCGTGTATGCAGATCCAGCATTGGTGATGTTGAATAAGTTAACAGCGCCAGTCGTGTTTACCTCGTTACCAGCGTTGACGGGGTAGTGAAAAACCTCGGAGAAATACCCAGCAGAGCGTCTTGCGCCAAGGGCTTGACCTGCGTCATACCAAGTGTTTTCACGCACGTTGTAGATGATGGCGTCATTGCATTCAGTGGCATCTCCACGAGGATAGAACCACCATATTTCACCAAAGCGTGGAACCTTAGATACCCAAACCTTTTGACGTTGGTTGTAGTTCAAGTTGTCAAAGAACCAATTTTGGTTCATGTTGTTGGGGATTTCTTTGACCACACCGTTGTACATCAAGAAGCGATCAAACCCGCACCAATAGTAGATGCCGTCATACTCGATGGCTGATTGGCTCGACAAGATTGC